CTGCCAGCGCTCTATATTCTCTGTCCTGCTTAACTGGCATCATTTACACCCTCTTTCTCTTCTGGTTTTGCTCCCTCTTCCTGCGGCTCATTTCCTGCTGTCGGCTCTGTAATCTGCTGCCCGTCCTGCGGTAATGGCTGCGTAACTACTGGCGGCTCGTCGCTGCCTTTGTCCAGTTTGCTTACTTCCGTGTATTCCTTACGGATATAGTACGCCTCGCCACCCTCTACGTGCGGCATATTCCAAATATCCATAACGCCGTTTCGGTTTAATAGCGCACGGTCAAATAGTTGCGTACTTACTTGCAGCTTTGTTGCATTAGAGGCATATTGCAGACGGTTTGCGCTAAATGTAATGGCGTTGCCGTGTGCAAGCTCCCGCTGTGTAAACGTCATATTTGACATAACAAGTGACAGCTGGATAGCAAACGGCTCTATTTTGCCCTCATAGTAGGCGTTCCACGTTTCCTCGTTAAATTTATTCTGCAATATATCCATATTCGTACCAAAATGCGTGCAAACACTATCTTGTATTTGCTGCATCTGCAATGCGTTTGGCGTGTATGGCTTACTCTCTATCTGCTTAAGCTCACTAAATTTGTTGTCGTAAATAATCATGCCGCTTTTGTTGTCTGCGCTTAAGTTTTCCTCTGTAAATCGCTCACGCTCTTTCTTTATATCCTCTGGTTTCAGCATATTTGCTACCTTTGCCAGAAAACGGATACTTGCAGAGTTTTTAACTGCATTTACGATACCCTCATTTTGCGTATGTAGCAGCTGCATGGTCGGCTTAAGCGTGTCGTTTGGCTCTCCAAAAAGGTCATCATTATACTCGAAGTCGGTCATAATTCCCACTTTTTCAAACTCAATAGCGCCATGCTCGCCGTTTGCAAACAGATAACGCAGGTATACCCGCCCTGCTGCCTCTACTACCTCGCAGCGCTGCGCCCGTAGCGGATACCAGCCGCACAAATTGCCGTATTTGTCCTCTATCGGCACAATAAAAGCGGTGTGTTCCACCGCTAAAATAGTCGCCAGCCTCTTAATAAATTTCGTTGTATCCATGAAATAGTTAGGCTTAAATTGTAAAACTCTTTCCAGATGCTTATAGGCGCTGCCCGTAATCTCTGGCTTTAGCTTGCTGCAATGTGTCGCAAAGCTGTTAATTGCTACTCTGGTTAAATCCATTTCATATACGCCGCCGTTAAAGCTCGTAAACGTAGGGCTGTAGCCGTTCAGCATCTTAAAATAGCTGTCTATTACCCGCATCTGCTTACCATGAAACAGATAATCTAATAATTTCATGCCGCTTACTCTCCTTTCTATGCAGCGTTTTTAAGCAGCTCGCCGCACTCTTCCCAGTATTTCTGTCTTACGGTCATTGCATCTATGACGGATACAAAGCCGTCAATATGCGCCCGCTGCTCAATCTTAATCGGTCTGAATTTCCGTGTTTCCATGTTGTGCTTAAGCGCAACATTTAAGAAATGTGTCTTTAGTAAATTGTTGTCGGCAATCTTGAAATTGCCGTCCTTTATGATGCCCTCAAATTCCCGTATAACGGGTGTAAGGTTTTCCCCTTGAAAAACGTCGTCCATGTGAAAACCATAATTCGCCATATCCGTAATGAGATACTGGGCGCTGTATCTGTCGTAGCCTATCTTAAGCGGTCTTATGCCGTAGTTTTCCAGCAGTATGGTAAACCAGCCGTATACGTCGTGATAGTCTACGTAATTCTCGCCGCTTAAGGTAATCAGCCCCTTTTTAACAAAAATGTCATACGGCACGCCGTCCGTAGCTTGCAGGGTTTCCACTCTGCCCCGTGGCATAAAGAATTGAGTAAACGCATATAATTTGCCCTCTTTCTCAATTACTACGCTGGCTGCTGTTAAGTCGGTTGTCTGGCTTAAGTCTATGCCGCCCACGGCGTAACAGTCCCTAAAGTCCTCTAGCGTCTTTTCAACGCCTGCACCGTCCACGGTTGCATATTCCAGCCACGCAATAGAGCTGTTCTGTTTGATATTGCAGTATTTTGTCAAAAACTCTGCTTTCTTGCTTAAGCTGTTTTCTGCTATGGCTATTTCATCAACAAAAAAGCTCTCTTTAACCGATACACCCATGTTAGGGTTAGCCTTTTTCAGCTCTTCTATATCGTTCCACTTTTCTACGTCGTCTATCATGTAGAGGAATGGTAAAAGCCTGCGCTCTTTGCTGTTGCCCTTTAAAAAGCTGGTGCTACGTTTCATCAGCTCATCATATATGCTGTCGTTGATGTATCCCGCCGTACTTATGCTCAAAATCATAGGCTGTGTACGTGCGCCTAGCGCAGATTTCATAACCTCATACTGCTTAAGTCCTGCGTCCCCGCTCCATGCTGCCATTTCGTCACATACTACCAGCTGCGGGTTAAATCCGTCAGACTTCTTGGCATTAAATGCAATCGGCTTTACAAAAGTATTGCTTTCCTCAATGTAAATATCGCTGCGCCTTTTCTTTGCCAGTTCGTCCAGTTCTGGCTCTGCCAATACCATTTTATGAAAAGCATCATATACCAGCGTCGCTTGGTCTAATTTCGGTGCTAAGCAGTAGATTTCCTGCCCGTATTCTGGCTCTAAAAATGCCATATACGCAATTATCGCAGATGCAAATAAGCTCTTGCCGTTTTTTCTGCCAATTACAATAAAAATTTCACGAAAAACACGTATTTTTTCTGCATCTTGTATGCCAAAAATGACAGAAACTATAGCTTTTTGCCATAGTTCCAGTTTCAGTAAATCATTGCGCCCCTTGCTGTGGTGGCAAAAATTCTCTATGAATTTAATAGCCTTATTTGCCGCCTTTGCATTAAAAAAATATTCCTGCTTTTCCAGCCCGTCCACAATGATTTTATATATCGCTTTTATCCATTTTCCCGCTACAATTTCGCCGCTTGTAATCTTAGCGTGGTACTCATAGATATAGTTTTTATACGGCAGCACTCCTGCTTACTCTTCCCGCAATGCTGCCAGCTTGCTTGCTTTCCTTTTTGCGGCTGGCACTAACTCTGTCAGCTGCTTTATGATTGCCGCATAATTCTTGCTTAAAGCTATGTAAGTCTCTGCCTCTGGGCTTTTCTTTGTTCCCCACTGGTTTTGCCCGTTCTGGTACTCGCTCGTCCAGCCCTCGCTTTCAATCTGCGCCTGCAAGTCGTCCAGCTCTATACTCATAAATGCAGCCTTTTCTATCAGCGGCGTTACCAACTTCTTTTTATTTTCGTCCAACTCCTTAAAGATGCCCTTAAGTCTGGTTTTTTCTGCCTTTATTCGCTGTTCTTTCGTTTTCTCTTTCTTTGTCGCCATTTCTTTTGCCTCGCTTTCTTCTCCTGCGCCACACCACACCCCCTACACCACGTATGCGCACGCCCGTAGGGTAATTTTAGGGTATCCCCCTCGGTATTTTCCCCCTTTAATTTTTGTTTGAGATAGGGGGGAGTATACCGCCTGCCACATCAAATCTGTATCTTAATCTCGGCTCTTGCTTGTGGTGTTCTTTGTTGTGGCAGTCTTGGCATAGCGCCTCTAGGTTGTCCCAGCTTAGCGTTATGGTCGTGTCGTTAATGTTCTCTCTGTTAAGCCAGCGCTTATGATGCACTATCTTTGCAGGCTCGCCGCAGCGCTCGCATATATAATCTTGTGACAATAAATAAGCGGCTCTGGTTTTGTCCCATGCCGCCGATAAGTAAAAGCTCTTAGCCCATGCTTTCATACTCTCCCTCGCTTTCTCTTTCATTCCCCAGCGCCCTTGTTTTCATGCGCTGGGTGGAGGCTAAAGAATGAAAACAAAAAAGAGTAGTTGCTGCCGCCTGCATCTGGCTAAGCTATCGCCTACTCTTTTCATGTTACCATTATACCTCTTGTAGAATACAACGTAAACCCCACGTTTTTACCACAATATTCCCGCACCGTCTCTGCCGTGCCTAAATACCAGCTCTCTTACTGGCACGCCTGCTGCCCGCAGCTGCTTATATATTTCCTGCAAATCCCGCCTAAACCCGTCAGCGTAAAGCGTCGGCGCTGGCGTATATTGCTGCTCTGTAAATGGATTGTCTGCGTATGCTCTTGCATCTGATATGCTATATATAAGCAGCGGCTTACTCTGGTCTAACAGTAGACGCAATATGTATGCAAGTGTCCTGCCCTGCTGCCTGCCTTGTGGTGGCTGCCATTTCCCCGTTATGATATAAAGCCTTTGCCAGTTGTAAAGCTCTATGCCTAATGCCTGCTCTATGCGCTCTATCAGTTCTGCTGCTGCTTGCTGCTCTTTTATTGCACGCCTTTTTTCTTTGCGCCGCTGTATCCACGCCTTTACTTTCCCAATCATTTACTTTGCCCTCTCTTCGTCAATGCCCCAGAGCAGTACCGAAAGCTCGTTTATGATGCGTGTTACCCAGCGTCTCGGTGTATTCTTTCCCGTGTCCAGTTCCTCTGCGATTGCGCCATAGTCCATGCCCTGCATAAAGTACAGCTCGAAAGCCTTATACTCTACCTCTCTGCCTGCCGCCTTGCGTCTGCGCTCTATCTCTTCTACCGCCTTATCTATATGCGCTGTCATAATCAGAGTTTTAAAGCGGCTGCGTCGCACACTCTCCAAATACGTGCGCTGCTGCTCGTCTGTCATTCCGCAAAGTTCCAGCTGCGTACCGTCGCTTATGGCGTTCTCGATATGAAAAACTGCGTCTCTGTAGCATTTCATAAGCGTAAAGGTATTGTGGTACTTGTCCCTCTTCTTTTCTTTCTCTTCCTGCCGCTTAAATTCTGCTACAGCTGCTCTTGCTGCTTTCTGTATCATTTCCTCAAAATCAGCCGCAGGAAGTGCTACCCACTGCTCGCCCTCTGGCAGCCCCGCTGTTTCTTCTGTCTCTGGCAATATTTCCGTTGCCATGCCTATTGTCTGCGTTTCTTTATCCTGCATATACTTTACCCTACCTTTCACGTTAATTAAATGGCAGCTGCTCGTCTACTCCGTCTGGGATATTCATAAAACCGTCGTTGTAATCTGGCTGCGCTGCTGCCGCTCTTGCGCCTGCCTCTGCCTTTGTTTCTCCAAAACCTACGCTATTTGCCAGTACCTCTGTGTAATATACTTTCTGCCCCGTTCTCTGGCTCTCATATCTGCCCGTTTTGATTTTCCCCGTTACCTCTGCCTTATTACCCTTGCTTAACCACTTCTCTACCCATTCCGCAGTGCGCCCCAGACACTTGATATTTATAAAATCCGTTTCTCGCCCGTCGTCTACTGCCAGCGTAAAGCGTGCAATAGCAGTGCTGCTGTCCTGTCCGCCATACCTTACCTCTGGGTTTTTTGTCAATCTCCCCGAAAGTGATACGTTATTCATGCTCTTATACCCTCTCTTTCCAAAAATGCCGCAGCTGCTACCGTCAGTACGTCTGCTGCATCATTTCTCTTTGTTGTCCACTCTGGATAATTAAGCCTAAAATGCTCTAGCTGGTCTTGCTGCATGATTTCTACTATCTTCTCGGCAGCTCTCCTGCTGTTTGTGATTAACTTAAGCTCGCTGCTACCGTCCAGTACGTTATTTTCATATACGCCATAGTCGCAAACCACGCCTTTTACTTCCCAGCTCAACGCCGTGCCTCTGACTTCCAGCGGCTGCATATTGTCTGCTACGTTTCTGAATACCGTACCCGCTCCGTCGCAGGCGCTCCCCATTGCCCGCATGATGCTTGCCACGGCATCTGTTAAGGCATTTGCCGCCCTACTTATCGCCCCGCTAAAATCCGCATTTGTAAGCGTGTCTGCCAGATGCTTAAAATCTCTCTTTGCTGCCTTGCGCTGTTTTCGCTTGTCTATGCTCGCTGGTGGGTTTACACCGTGCAGCTTTTTGTAGTTCTTTTTCCACTGTCTGTAGTTCATACTCCCGCCTCGCTTTCCTGCTTAATCTCAATGCGCCTGCTGCCGTCCTGCTGTATAATCGCCTCTACGTGCAGATAGGCAGGCAGCAATATAACGCTGCCCGCTCTTAGCTGGTACTCAATGCTCTTGCGCATCTTCTCGTATTGTTCGGCTCTAGCTGCAATCTCGCAGCCTAAAATAATTGTCAGCTGCTGTGCCTTATTCCGCTTTTTCCTCTGCCGTCTGTTCATTGCCCGCCTCGCTTTCTGCCTCTGTTGATTGCTCTGGCTGTCCCTGCTGCCAGTCCTCTATGCTCTGCTGCCCCTCTATCTGGTCGCTGTCGGCTGCTGGCTCTTCTGGGTGCTGGCAGCGCATCATAATGTCATGCAGTAAATATAAATCGTCCTCGCTCACTTTATCTGCCTGCTGCATAATCGCTCTGGCGGTAAATACTACCCATTCCGTGTTATTCCAGTCTTTCTGCGGTGTGTCCGTTTCGGACACTTTAAGCACCGCATCTGCGGCAGCCTTTGTAGCAGCGCTTACGCTCTCCCTTACCCATTCCCGCATAACTTTTGCGTGCTGGGCTGCAATCTCTGCCGCCTTTGCCTTTTCCTCTGCCTCTTGCTGCTTGCGCTCGGCTTTTTCAATCTC